GGCGTAGGTTCCTCCATTTCCGGCATGGATGCCAAGAAGCTTGAGTTTGTGAAACTCAATGCCACACGAGCTGGGCAGGCCTAAGAGGTGCCCATGACTCGTTTTCTCCCCAAAGATCAACAGCTCGGTCATTATAGCGAACTGTGGGGAACCCCTCGTACTCGTGACGCGCAGATTCAATTGCGTGAGCGTATAGGGCATGGTCAAATTCGTCTAATTGTCTGTCGACGTAACCAAGCTTCACAAGCTTAGGGCGACTCAAAGAGACGTTGCGCCGAGGGCGCAATTCCTCGTGGTAGCGGGCACGCGACTGGACCTGAACAAGGCCAATCGGGTGACTAAACTCAGAGCACACACGGCAAGCCATGCCGCACTCCGGGTTCCACATTTCGCAGACTGCACACTGCCACGCAGTGCGAGTCCAACCACAAGAGCAGTCACGCGTTAAAGGGCAACAGTTCGAGCATTCCGGACACTTCCAGAACTCAAACTCATCTCTAACCACCGCAACGGCTGTGACTCCGCCTCCATCCTTGTAGCGTAGTCTGGACGAGAGCAGTCTTGCCTCTCCAGGCAAGTTCTGTCCCATATCAGGATCGAATCTGGCTAGCTCAGCCTTATATCGATGACCCATTTCCTTGAGCTCAAACTCCTCAGTATTCCAATACGAGGGCTTTCCGTAGACGTCCCAAGGAGTCTCGAAAAGTTGAGGCAGTGAAACTGCTTCTTGCATACCAGGACCATACGGGACGGTCACGGCATTCGGTGCCGACAACAAGGCGCCAGCAACAAAGCGCTGCTCAAGGGTCACACAGACCTTCCAGTTTGAGCCAGAAGGGTGACCACAGATCTCTCCATTAGCGCGGCGACAGCGGGCCTTGCCATGACGACAAGGAAGCCGATTACCAAGACCGCCTAGGGACTGATGGATGAAAAGATTGCGACCTGCAGCAATCCGATCACTTTCCACGTGATAACGGACCAGAAAACGTTGCAACACCGTCCACTCCATCGCGCTGTTGTGACAGCCGTCAAGAATTTGGGTGATCACACACGTAGGATCAAATGGTTCGTCAAGCTTCTTCTGGCCGTGTTCAAGACCAGACGCGCGAACAGGCACCTTGAAAGGTGTGCCTTCAAGCACGTTACAGATGTACGATTGGCTGTTGATGTTAGCATAGTTCTCATGAGTATAGGATTTTCCCTTCGATTCTTTAAAACCGAGATACTTCTCACAAAACTCCCAGAACTCTGCCTCCAGCGCATCAGTACTGATCGCCAGACGGTCATCGCCATTAATTCGAACACCCTTCAGAAGATCATCCAAAGGGCGAACGTCGCCGCATCTGCGGAGATTGCTCACGTGGGCAGCAAGTACCTCGAAGCCAAAATGGGAAAAGAGGTTCTCTCTCCCATGAGTGTCCCAAGAGTCTGATGCACCGGCTCTATCTCTCCAAGACCTTCCAAAAGCTCGCCCTGAGGGCTATACAAATGATAGGTGGGGTAGGTAACCAGATGCTCCCCATTACTAGCCTGAATAATGGCCTGAATGTGTGGGGGGAGGAACATGATGAGTACGTCCATGATACAATCACGAAAATACCCGTTAGTCCCATCAGAAGCACCAGAAAAGTCTGAGGAGGCCCATTTGAACCAACTAAACTCACCGAAAGCGGAATCCGGGTTACCCCGCCCACAATTCGTTCTGATGTCAATCAAGTCGAAGGTCGATGGACTCCTGCCGACTAAACCGAAACACGAAACCGTCTTATTGAATTCAAAGATAGATTTTTGGAAGAAGCCACTCATGTACTGAAGGGCAGCTTCACCTTTCGTGATGATACGTACCTTGAAAGGTTCAAGTACGCAGGCAACTTTTGCGAGTGCCAAATCGCGATCACAGGCCTTGAGAGCGTCAATGAAGATCTCATTCATCCACATTTTCTCAGCCTCCGGGAAATGGAACGTTTCAAACCACGAGTTCTCATACCGAGTTCCGTCTACTACTATATCTTCGTAGAACGTCACTGATTTCACCTCGGGTAGTTCCTCCCTATTTACATGTGCCAGACGAGCCTGATAGACGTCATCGTCAAAGACAGTAGTGTCATGCGCAAACCCCAGCGCACGCTGCTGCGGACCAAACCCACAGAAGTCGATACCGGGAACCACCATAGGGGCTCCGGGACCGAACACACGTTCCATCAAATGACCAATCTGTCCAAAAGCTTTCTT